CTTGGTTGGCCTTGACCTTTTTGCAATCTGTAAAGTTGTACAAGATTATCTAAACTCAATGAATTAGGGTCAGACATCTGTTGAATGAACTCTTGTGCATCGGCATCATTAAATCCATAATGACCTTGGAGATGCTGATTAACACCACGCATTTGCTGTTGTTGCTGAGCATGTGCTTGCTGTCTCTGTATCTCTTCTTGCCTTTGCTGTTCTTGAGCATCAAGTTTCTCTTGCATTTGTGCAACAGTATACTCTTGCTTTAGACCATTGTATTCAGTCATATCATCACGCCATGACTCATATTCATCTAAATACCTAGCACTTTCACTATTAGGGTCAGCATACGCTTCTTCTCTAGAGAATGTTCTAGGTTTGTTGGGCCTTTCTGGAGGTGCAGGGAACTCTTCCACAGGTTCTGCCGTTGGCTGTTGCATATTTTGCATAGCATTCATTTGAGCTTGCAACTCTTGATTTTGCTTTTGCATTTCTGCAAATTCATTTTGAGTTTTTGAAGCCTGACTTTGCCAGTATTCAAATCTTTTCTCATCATTTTTAGCATTATATTCTTGAGCTTGCTCTTGAATAGGGGCAGATACAGGGGTATCCTCTACTTGAGGAGCCTGTTCCTGAGGTGTTGTTGTTTCCTGGCTACCAAAAAACGCTTCCTCAACTGACGTATTATTAGAGTCCTCTGTAGGCCATGGTCCTTCAAACGCTTGTTCAGCGTCGTTAGGATTAGCACTTTCGGGAGTGTCTATATTATCTGTCATTTCTTTTTACTCTCTTTCGACTTGCCCTCAGGACCGCTCTTAGGGGTAGAAGTCTCTGTTTTGATTGAACTAGCGATATCACGCTTAATTACGGCCATATTGTCGTCAAGTCGTTTTTCATAAACTGTACCTGCAGCTTTAGCTTTATTGCTAACTCCATCAAGTTCAGTTTTAAACTTCTCAACTTCAATTCTTTTTCGAAGATTGACAGATTCTCTATCACGAGTCTGTAAATCTCCTTTTAATTTTTTAATTTCTTCTATAGATTGTTGTAATTGTTGTTGAAGTTTTCCAACTTCATCTGTTCTTTGTATTACACCTTCCATATCAAATACTTCGGTTTTCTTAAGAACTTCAACTCTATCAACAATTCCTTTTTGATATGCATCCATGTAGAACTCAAGTTCTGCATATCTATTAGAAGGAAGCGTACTTCCTGCTAAATAAATTACATCATATTTTCCAACTGTAATATCATTAAATATTTGTATTTGTCCTGTTTTATCATCAACTAATCTTTTATTAATAACATATTCACTTAATGAATTATTAGGTTGAATGACTCTAAATACTTTTTCTGTTGTATACAATTCTTGCATTAATGGAATAGCTACTTGAGCTAATTTAGTTAAACCAGCTTCAATATCAGCTAATTTAGATTTAATTTTTCTTTGACCAAATTCATCTAAACTAATAGTAGCTTTATATGTTTGAGGAGCAGCTGAAGCATTACCCATCATCATTTCATATAAACCAAGTTGATGGTCAATATCTTGCTTAGCAACTTGTTCACCACTATAAAGTTCATTAGGTAATGGAGAAGGTTGAACAGGCATTGGTGCTCCATCTGTTGGGTCATAAGGTATAGCCACTCCTGGCTGAGCCCATTTCTGTTCAAACTCATTCATATCAACACTACCTTCTGGTACAAGTATCTTTGTATTAGTACTTGTTGTAGCATGTGCTACTATTAAAGAACGCATTTTATTTATATATTCTTGTAAACCCTTAACCATTCTTACATCTGATTGTGGATAAGGAGTTCTAGTATGTAAACTCATAAAAGGAACTATAGGATATCTATCTACTGGTAATTCTCTGCTATATAAATGCTTATCTCCCATAATAACACACATTTGGACTCTTGTAACTTGAGTAGTAACAATTTGAATTAATCCTCTAGATATTAACTCAGCGTAAGTTAATTCTTCTACTTCCATTTCTTGCTCTGTTTGAGGAACCATCGCAGAATCATCCAACCCAATACTTTTCATTCCTGATTGCATTTGAGTTTCATGCTGTATTCTTTGCTGTTCAAATTGAGCTATAATTTGTTGTGCTGCATTTTCATCTGCAACTACTTGACCATTTATAATCCATGCTGGTTTATCCATATAACTAGAAAATTCATCTTCATTTAATAGATGTTCTTTTCTGCTAAAAGTTTCATAAACTCTATACCTATCAACTACTGTTTTATAATATCGCTCATAGCCTCTTAAATATTCAGTATTATAAGTTCTGTCTACATCTTCAGGAAAAGTAGTAGCAAAATCATTTGCTCTACCTGTTTCTGGTCTATCATGGTCATAATCAGCAGTTTGATTTTGAGCATTTTTAATAGCTTTATCATACATAGGGTATAATTTAGCTGCTTGGTCTCTAGTAAATAATCTAGATATAATTATATTTTCCGCATCTTCAAAAAACTTATCTCTAGAATTTGGGTCTACATAAACATCAAGAGGGTCTACATCATGAAAGCATACCTCTCCTTTACCCATATCCATCATTGGGTCTTGATATACGTGCAGATACCCTAAACCCATAACATAATAATCATCAATCATCTGTCGAACTACTGTTCTTCCGTCAGATATATCATACATATAAGATAATAAAGAGCTAAGTACTTGTGCAACCTTATTATCAGAATCTTCTCTCGGGGCAACCCTAAATGATGGTCTATTAGCAGACATCATAGATTTAGCAGCTTCTACAGCAGGATGTATCCTGTTAACTACTAAAGGAGCTTGGCCTCTAGCATTTAATATATCCTCCTGCTCTTCTGTCCATTGTCTGCCTAATCTAAATTCCTTATCTTCTTTTGCGTGTTCTGCCCATCCATCTCTTTTATCGCCATACCTTTTCCATAAATCAATAGTCTCATCAACCAAAGGTTTTCCTGAAAGTTTCTTTTTTGCGTTATATGCCATTTTGAAATTTAACTCCTAAAGTGTCATCCAATCAAGGAATTTCTTTTTCTTACGTTTTTTGTCAGGATTTGCATTATATTCCTTAATTCGGCATGGTTTAGCCCCATCTAAGGCTGTCCATACAGCATCCATGACATCATCATGTTTACCTCTAGGGTAAGAAAGAAACTCTTGTTGCGGTTTAATATCTTCTGGCCTAAAGTAAAATTGTTTCCTAGCAAACATAGGAATCATAGATAAAAGCCTTTCAGATTTTCTATTTCTTGGTTTTACACCCTTTTCTAATCCAGGTATGTATAATCCTTTTTCTTTCATTATATCTCTTACACCAACTCGTAATGCTTCTTGATAACCTGTTGTTTCAATCTTCATTCGTCTTGGTTTGTACTTCATATATTTATCAATAATCAGACCAGGCTGTTTTGAAGGACTAATCCTGTCTCTTACAATATCTATTACATATTTATTATTTTCATTGTCTATTCCAATAGTTGCTATAACAAAATAGTCTGCTCTAACTGAAAGACTAGATGCTGGGTCTACACCACTATAAACATCAACAGGTATAATCTTTTCCTCATCATCTATCTTCCTAACTAATACTGATTGTCCATCACGTATTTCAAAATCATTATGATGCATTTGTATCCATTCTGGTTTAAATGGAGCATTATCAGGAGATTGTGCTATATTCATATACTCTTGATAGAATCCATTTAAGTTTCCAATACTAGCAAACTCTTCTTTTATCTGTAGTATACGTTCTCTTGGAAACCTTTGAGGCCAGATACTCTTTTCATCATCATCCCATATACTATACCATAAAACATTCCAAGATTTAGATTCTTTTATCCAATATAAAAAACAATCCTCTGATATAACTGTACCAATCATTACCAGTTTACCATCATCAGATAGAGATGGTATAACAGCTTCTGTCATCCATTTTTTATTCTTTGCTCTAGCTTCAGGGGTATATGCGTTTAATTCTGACTCAAAATCATCAACTACAATTAAGTTAGGTCTTGTATCGCCCTCAATAAAACCCCTAACTCTTTGTCCAGTACCCACAGCTATAATCCTCGTACCATTAGCAAGTATAACATCGTTATTAGTCCATCTCTTTGCAGTCTCAGGTCCCATTTCTCCAAATAACTCTCTAAATGTATCTGAATGATTTAAATGGTATTTAATCCTAGATAAGAAGTTAATCGACTGGGTTTGTGATTCTGATATAATAACAATAAACAGGTCTTCATCGCTTCTTTTAAATGCTGCTTTCCATAGAGGATATATTAATGATGTAGTAGTACTCTTTGCAGTACCACGAGGGGCCGCTATTGCGACCCTTCGCTGTTCGTTATCGGATAAGGACTTATATATATCGAAGTGGAAAGGAGGTATCTCCTTTCGGAGGGCTGTTGGGAAGCAGTACCTTCCAAACAATGCCATATTATGATATAGCTTTTTTAACGCTTGTTGTTGTGCATAGCGTTTTTCGTAATCACTCAAACCCTAAATTTCCCTCAAGTGCTGCTCGTTTCATATCATTTAGCAACTTATCCTCTAGTTTAGCAGGTTTGCCAGATATAGTATCCATCCAACTACCACCCTCTTGAATGTATCTATTAGGATGTAATGGATGTTTATATTTAGATGGCCAATGCCCACCTTTATCAGGCATTTCTCCTGCTCTCCACGCACTCATATAGTCATAGTAATGTTTGGGATTCTCCCAATCTTTAACGCCATAACTTTTCATAGCATTAATAAAATCTTTTTCTGGGGGACCTTGTTTACTCATCTATAGGTTTAGTAGTTGTTCGAGATGCCTCTATATGCGATTCTTCTTTAACGATATCATCTATCATAGAGACAGACTTTGATTCTATCTTGTCTACAGTCTTCTCCATAAACTTCTCTTTCATACCATGCATATCCTGCAGGTTCTCTACTGCACGCATTACGCTAGGGACATCTTTCTTGTCCTTAGCCATTTTTATAGCATCTTCAAGTAAATCCAGAGTATACTTCTCTGTTAACCCGTGTTCATGCAATAAATTCTGTAATTCTTCTCGTACCATCTTTTTAAAAACCTCCGATTTCATTGTTCTTTTCCATTTACGTCTTTGAGACTGCGTTACAGCTCCCAAAGCCCATTCAATGGCTAAATCATAATCTGGTTTTAATGCAAACATTTGAGCTAGATTCTTCATCTTATCCTGCCCTGCTTGTACTTCTATATAACTCTTACCAGTAAAGGTTACATTAGTTTTTCTACCAGCAACAATAAGCTTTTTAGAAGGGTACTTAGGATTAAAAAAGGTATAACCCCAAGGAAAACGAAGATATACACTATTACGACCATCGTTCGCCTCGTATACTCTCTTTGTGATAACCTTTGAAACATAATCATCATCAGAGACTGCATACTCTCCTTCTTCTGCGTTTCTCCAGTGTCTATAGTCGATTTCTTGCTCATCTGCCTCATTCTTTCGATAAACATTATAGACGACATCGCCTTGCCCTCTATGTTTTATACTTATTTCGTACATACTACTTTTTTAGTTCAAAATGAACCAAATCGTCAAAGCCGTTATCCGCTAGGTCTGTATCTCCATCCCAGTCTCCACCCCAGATTATATCAATACCCATCTGAGATGCAATACCCATTACGTATCCAGCAAAATATGTGAAACGCTCTCTATCAGCCCAGTTAATAGGATAAGGAGCCACATCGACAGCCCTACTAGGACTAGCATTGTGACGACCCTTTGGGTACTTTGCTTTACTATTGCCTCTTTTGAAGGCTTCATTTTGGGCTTCCTCTCCCCGATGTCCGCAAATAATACTGCAGTCAAAGCCTTTAACAACTTCTCCGAATAATAATTGTAAATCTTTCTCACAAGTCGCTAACCTTTCTTTAGATGTTTTGCCGAATTTTGCCATTAAACCCCCTTAGAGCTCATTTTGTTTCCAATACTATTACTAAATACTGTCGCCAGTTTCTTTTTTTTCTTTTTACCTGCCATTTAATACCTCTTTACTCTTTTTAATTGTTCTGCCCTTTCTTGAGCCTCTATTCTCCTTTGTGTTGCCGATTTATTTCTAGAATCCCATTTAGGTAAAAATCTTTTAGGGTTTTTAACAGCCATATTTTTAGCATTAGATATATCGACTGAAGGTATTTTTTTAAACCTAGCTTTTTTTAAACCATCCTTTAAGCCATGCCTCATTAAAAGTGTTAGAGTATGTTTTAATCCTGCTGTAATTAACATTATTTTTTACTTATCTCCTGTGCTCTTGCTTTACTGCAATTACAATTCCATTTACGCAAAGCTTTATTAATCCTGCTATTAGGGTCATTAGCTGTTTTAGCGCTTGTTAACCTTCTTTTCATTCCACACATCCTAGCACAGAAAGATTTACGTCTATTAGCAGACTTACTACCTTTTTTAAGCTTAGACGGCTTGGTTGTTACTGCCATACTTAACTTAGAACCAGGATTTGCTTTTCTATATGAAGCAATACCCTTCCTATTTAAACCGCCACTAGGGTTTTTACCTGCTTTTCTTTGCCATGCTGGTGATTTAGCCACTAATACCCCTTTATAGGGTTAGATTTAGTAACTGCATCTCTATTAGTACTTTGTTTAAGTGTCTTTCTATCTTTTAATATCCTTGGTCCAGGTTCTGTTCGCTTTTCAAGCATTGCTTCTCTAGCTGCCTGCTTACCTGCTTCGGTATATGTATACTTTACTCCCTCAAATTCTGGCATAATGCCTCCTTTATTCTTTAAATGTACCACATAACTTAAGTAAAAAACAGACACATTTGCAAATACTACGTATTTTCCGAACGCGCGGTAGTACTACTTAAGTACGTTATTCTGACTATATTATTACTTAAAGAAGTACTACTTATAGCCGTATATACGTTACTACTTATAGTACTACTACGTAGTAAAATACACGAAATAATGGATTTTCCTAGAAAAAAAAATAAAAAAAAATTTCACGAAAAGGCAGAAAGGCACCTACCCTCACTCCAAAGTACTTTTCAAAAAAATAGTTGTAGAATGAATGCACCTGATATAACATTGATGCCCCGTGGTTGAATTTAGGGCTATGGGGGGTCACTTTGTGTTGAAAAGCACACACATAGTGCCCCCACCTAGCACCACAATCAACCTAACAATACGCCCAAAGCTAGTTGTCTGTGCGTGCGCACTACTACTAGGCTTTTGCGCGTGAGCATTGTTATGTTGACCACATTATATTGTTTTACTACACATACAGCAGTCCAGCTGGCTGTCGCACAGGGACATAGAGCACTGTATCTGTACTAAATCAATCTACTGTTTTGTTGCCACGTATTCCATTCATATTGATACTACATTAGTCTACGCTGTAGCCTAATTCCGTATGAATATGCATGAATACTAAATTCAACCACTTGACGCATCACATTCGCAAGCAAGCTTGCTATGTTTGCTATAGCTAACACTTGTTGTGTTACTTAATTGTGTTAGCTGAACATAGCTACACATAGCTGTGCTTTAGCTCATAATCAATAGACAGAAGGCGTACGTCGTACGCTTCTTTGTCTACTTGCTGTTGTGTACCACAGTTGATTATGCGCTTTGCGAATGCTGATGCTGGCATCAATAGACAGCCGCTTCTAACTATGCAAGCATAGTTGCTTGTATAATTTAATTAATAATAAATAAAAGGACAATTTATCATGAATGAAATCATAAAAGCTATTAAAGCAATAATGTTATCAAAACCATTTAAAACTATTCGCCTTGTAAACAAGGCAAATAAAAATGGTGATAAATTTATTGCCCTAATCGGCATAAACCACATTTTCAGTGAAATGCAACTGAAAAATGATGCTTTATTTGCCGACCTGTACACAGCTGTCTCTGAGTACGATGGTGTGGAAGCAAGCTTCACATCACCATCTGAGAACACTCAGAAACCTGGTACAGGCTTGCTTTACATAGGTAAATCAGTCAGCATAGATGCTGATGATTTAAGCTTGTAAACCAAGTTACAAAACTAATCTAGTGCGTATAAAGGCACGCTCCACGATTAGTTTTTTTGTTTATTTTATCAGTTAATGGTGGTTATTTGGTGCTTAAATGCGTGAGAAATTGCACGGGAGTGTGGTGCGTAACCACCTAATTGATATTAAATTTGGTCGTGGGAATAGTATTACCTCAAGAGAACAAAAGGTACCAGTTCTTAAAGTCAATAAAAGACTGGAATACTATTCCCAATCAATTATAAATATTAAAATAAAAAATTCAATTAAGTGGTTATTTGGCTAATAGTAAGAAGACGGCTGATTAACATCAGGTAGCACGGGACAGAGGTGCGTAACCACTTAATTAATTAATAAAAAATTAAGTAAAAGTGAGGTAAATAGTGATAGAATATAAAATAGTAAATTTATTAAATGGTATAATAACCATAGTTATTGCTAAGAATGTATTTGAAGCAATAAAAGAAGGTCAGAAAGAGTTTAGCGAGCCTAACAGGGCAAATGTACCTGTGCAAGTATTAAACTAGGAGATAGAGTAATGATAGCATAATATCATATATCAAGGGGTTACGAAAGTAGCCCCACAAATTTAAATAAAGATAACAAAGCTTTGTAGCTTAAAAAGATTAATGATTAGTAAGTATATAAAAAGTTATGTCAGTAACAAGGTTAATAATTTAGCTGACACTAAATAATTGACAGTATACTAAACATTGTTAATACAATACTTAAAGGAAATACCTGATGGTATTGGGTAAAGTGATAGATAATCTATAGATGTTGGTTCGATTCCAACCGAAGCTTAAAAATTAAATAAAGGAAATAATTAATTATGTTAGATAGAATATTAGCAGATATGCTTATGAAAGTTTTAGTTGTTATAGTAGGTAGAGATAAGAATGGACATTTTGAAAGATATATCATCGTTGATATTCTTGAACCTATTCTTAAAGCTAAATTACCTCAACATGTTTTAGATATTGTTCAAATATGTAGAGATGATTTAGCTAAACAAGGTTTTTAATATTTTAAACAAATAGAAAGTGAGGTATAATATGAGATTCCATAGAATCTTAATCGCAGTATTAGTATTATGTTTTATAGTACTAGGTATAAGAATGTTTCATATAGGCAATGATATCTGGATAGCGTTTATGCTACTAGCTATTGTTTCTTCATTCTTATTAGTTAATGACAGAGCAAATGATGAGTATATATCGTCTGCTATCATTGATGGTAAATCATATCCATCAGGAATGTTTGGAAATACTCTAAAATTAGTAGAAAAACATAATAATCGGTATAAATGGCAAGATAATTGGCAAGTAGATAGTAATGGTGATGATTTTATTGTATTACGAGAAGAACAGGCAGATGCAGTAGATAGATATGAAGAAGGCATGCAAATCATCGAAAAATATGATGTGGATATTAAATATAGGCCAGATGTTACAGATGAAGTTCGTGAAGATGATGATGAAATAGTTATTTAAATAATAAATAAATAGTAAATACTTACTAGGATTATCAAAGGCTTAGGCAATGATAATTTATTAGTTACGCAAAGCACTATCGAAAAGCCATAAGCATAGTGTGTAAAGTTTAACAAACTATAATTGTGCGCAGGCAATGTATTTACTATTTATTTTAACTCAAAAGGAAAATAAAATAATGGAAGCATTTCTTGATATAATATGGATAATGGATTCTATAGTAACTATAGTTTTAAAGGTATTATTTATTATAGCTATATCCATTTGGATTATATTTAAAAAACAAATATAAATACTATGTACCTCATAGTTGTGGTGATGGGAGTATTCCCATTATAAAGATATTGACAGGCGAGGAATACATTATACTAACGAGGGTCAAGCCACCATATAAATCATGGGACTACAACCACACTTATTCTACAACCTGCAATGGCTTAAGTGGGGATGCAGGGTAGTCCCAATAATTTTAGTTAATCGATAACAACAAACAAAACAGAAAGGAGTATTTGGTCATATGGCAAATAGCTCAACACAAGCAACAGAAACAGTAAAACACCTACAATTATTTCAAGGTGGTGAATGGGTATCAAGAACAGTAACAGCTAATAGTATTGGAGAACTTAGAGTAGCATTAGATATACCTGATGCAGTCCAAATTAAGATTGGCGAAACATTGTATACCAATAACAATGATGATATGCCTACTAATTCAACGAATGAAGATGGTTCAGTGAGGCCATTATTTGTTGGTTGGCAGGCAAACAATAAGACAGGCGGTAAGTCTTAGTAAAAGTAAGTAAATAGGCCTAATAATTAGGTCTAATAATAATTAATGGGGGCAACAACTGGTCCTGTAAGTC